TATCCATCGGTCAGGCCCGCGCCGCCCTCCGCCAGACGCCGGGAGCGCCATGACCGCCTCGGTCGCCCTCGCCGCCCCTCCGCCCTCCAGCCGGTGCCCACGGTGCGGCAGCCTGGTCCGCGAAGATACCCAGTTCACCGTCGAGATGCGCGTCTACGACTCCCCGCAGCGGCGCTACGTCTGCGGGGCGGGGCATTCGCTCTATGGTGTGCGTGTGCCCACGCTGCACGTCCCCGTGGGGCCCGCGCACCGCGGCCGCGCCATCGCCAAGCGGTGTGTGTGGTGCCACGAGCCCTTCGAGGGTCCCACGCAGCAGCAATACTGTAGCAAAGTCTGCGGCCGGGCACAGGATGCGGCGCGCACTCGGGCGCGCGGGCAGGCTGATCGGACGCGGTTGACCGGCGAGGCGCTGCGCGTGGCCCGGGCTATCGAGATCCGCGGGCGCGTGGGTCCGCCCCAGGCGTATGCCTCCCGGTCGGTGTCTCGCCGCGCACGGGGGGTCGCATGACGGGGCTCGCGCGGTGGCGACGGTTCGCGTATCTCCTGGCCCAGCATCCGTTGCATCTCCATCGCGCCCTCGTGCGTCGGGGCCTCGCGCTGAGATGGATAGACGACTTCGCGACGGTCTGGGACCAGCTCCGCCCGCCGGGCGTGCCCGTGACGGACTATGCGGCGTTTCAGGCGCTCAACTACCACTACGCGGCCCAGTGGCGGGAACGGTATCCGACGGGCGATCACTGGGAGGCGCCGGAAGGCGGCCGCGCCCGGCTCTTCGGTTACGTGCAGCGCCGGGAATGGCATCCGCTCCGGTGGTGGCCCGCCGCGTGGGCGCTCCGTCAGTGCCGCACGATCCTCGAATACGGCGCCGGCGCGGCGCCCTTTGCGCATGGCATGGTCACGGCGTGGCCGGGGCGCTTGCCACAGCTCACGGTGGCCGATCAGCCGGGCCTGCTGCTCGACTACTGCGCCCGACGCTTCGCCGGACACCCGAACGTGCGTGTGTGCCTGGCCGCGCAGGCGCTGGATCAGCCCTACGACGGGATCGTGTGTACGGAAGTCTTCGAGCACCTCCCCGATCCCACGCGGGAGGCCATCCACTTCATGGACCGCGCCCAGGTCCTCGTGTTCGATTACTGCACGTCCGACCAGCAGGCGCACTACGAGCTGCTCCGACTGGTGCGGCAGCGCGGGAGCGTGCGGGGGCCGAACTGGCAGGGGCTCTATGTGTGGCGAGGGAGGCGCTGATGGCGTGGGCCAGTGCGGCGCTCGCCTCCCTCCTTGCACTCGCGTTCGCGCTCGCGCCCCTGATCCCGTTCGCTCGCTACTCGCGTCGGGCCGTGCAGGGCGCCCACGACACCTGGCTCCGTGGGATGCTCGGCCTCAGCATGCTCTGGCTGGCGTGGGCCGAGCCGCTCTTCGTGCCGATGGGCCTGTGGTGGCTCTGGCACTGGCGCGGCTCCGGTGACGCGCCGATTGCGGACGGCTGGCGGATCGTGGCGGAGCAGATGGGCGGCCTGCTGCGCTGGGTGGCCATCGTGGGGACGTGGTTTGCCGTGCGGGCGATCCCGGCCGGGATGCTTCGGTGGGTCGTCCTCGCTTGGCTGACCTGGGCAGGCGTGCAGATCGGGCTGGTGGTGTTCCAGTGGCGGTGGCGGCGGTTCCTTGAGAGCGGATGGCACCCGAGCAACTTCCGCACCGTGCTCATACGGGTTGCCGTGGCCTTGCCCACCGAGCTGCGCGAACCCCGCCTCCCCTACGGCAGCTTCGGCCAACGGACACTCTGCGCGGGTTACCTGGCGCTCATGGTCCCCTTCGCGCCCTTCTGGGCCTGGCCGGCGCTGGGGCTTGGGCTCTGGTTCACCGGACCCTCATGGGGGGCGCTCGGTGCCCTGGCGGGGGGGCTCTTCCTCTTGGGGGGCTATGCAAGCATGGCTGTCGGTGGCTGTGTGCTCCTAGGGGCGCTGGGGCTCTGGTGGGCGCCAATCCTCCTGGGCCGGAAGCTCCTCGAATGGACCCCCCGCGGCGACTCCCTCGACAGCGTGCGCGGCCGGCTTGAGACGGTCTGGCTCATGCTCCGGCACTGGCAGGCGGCGGGGCAGGGGCCGGGGACGACCTTCCTGGCGGTGGCCCGGTGGCACGCGGCTTCCGGGCGGCGGCTCCCACTGGACCCGAGCGATCATGTCCACAATGACGCGGTGCAGCTGTGGTGGGAGTACGGGTGGGCCGGGGCGGCGACGATCCTGCTAGCAGCGTACCGGATCGGCAGCGGGCTCCACTGGGCCGATCCGTGGTCAGCGGCGGCCGTCATCGGCGCCGGGCTCTGCCTGACGAGCCTGCCGCTCCGGGTGGCGCCGCTGGGGTTGGTGATCCTGACGATCTGGGGGCGGGTGGCGCCCTGAGGCAAGGCGGGGCGGGGCGCGGCGGGGCGAGGCGCGGCTGGGCTTGGCCAGGTACGGCGGGGCCTGGCGAGGCTTGGCTGGGCAAGGCGAGGCAGGGCAAGGCGAGGCGAGGCGAGGCAGGGCATTTGTCAGGGAGGGTGGCGCCATGAAGCGATACCCGACGGTAGACAATGCCCGCGGTCTCAAATTGTACGGGCCGGTGATGAGAGATACTTACGGTAGTCAGATCAGTGTGCGCGAGTCGAGTGCCGACCCCATGACCCGGGGTTGGTTGTTCATCGAGGGCGGCGTGTTGGAGCATAATAACGGCGCAGCACATCTGACTGTGAATCAGGCGAGTCGTCTGATTCTCGCCCTTCAGCGGTTCGTGAAGGATAAGCGGAAATGATACGGGCTCTTGCACTGTGGTTCTCTGGCTTTCTCAGCATGCTGACGTCTTCTCTCCTCACCCCGACGATCCGTTGCGAAGTCGTCGTCCTCTTCGACGCCGATCTCAACTGGACGGCGCACGATGAGAAGGCCGAGCTGACGCCGGCCGAGCGCCAGAAGGTCATCGTCGGCATGTTCGAGCTGGCGACCACGATGGCGAAGAAGTACGGGGTGCCGATGAGCGTGCGGGGCGGGCAGGCGTAACGCAGCGCAGCATAGATCTCCCCCTTCTTTGCTCCCTGATGTAAGGGGCAAGCTGATGCTGCCTATGGGGAGCGGAGTGCTACAGCGTCGTCAGGTCGGGGCGAAGGAAGGGGGAAAAGACTTGCCCCGCATGATAGGACGCGACCGGGGTCCCCAGTGGGCTCTTTACTCCCCTGTTTGACGCCGCGGGGTTTCCGCAACCCATGCCTATCATGAGCACGCTGAGGGTCGCATGACAGGATTTGCTTGACAAGGTAAATCGGTGTGGGGCATTCTTGTCCCACTAGGATGTCTTGCATGAGCACACCGCCCCCGGTCGGGGAGACCTGATCGGGGGTTGGTGTCTCTTCTACCCGGAAGCCGTCCAAGATTCCCTTGACAGGGGTAGCCCGATGCGTGGTATAGGATATCCCGATGACAGCCGGGTACGGGGCCTATATGGAACCACGGTGGGCACCTTCTGACCACCTGCGCGGGAGTTAGCCACGGGTGCCCAGCACGCTCAACCTCGACGACTACAGCGACGAGATGCTGCGCTTGGCGCTCAGGATCGCTCGCGCCAAGAAAACCCCACGCGAGACGCGGCTCAAGGTCGCGTTCTTCTTTCTTGAGCGTCGGTTCCCCATCGCACGGATCGGGGATCACGTCGATGTCTTGCGCCCCGTCCAGGTCATCATTGGGGTTACGGGTTCGACGCAGGTGGCGGTGAATGGCCACGATCTCGGCCCCGGCGACCCTGGATCTCCGCTTCGGACAGACGGTGTACGACTTCATCCAGACGGCGGCAACGGGGACCGCGCATGAAGTCGCCGCCTTCGGCACTCGTGGGGACGGCAAGACGTGGGGTGCGCTGGGCGCCATGGTCGCGCACGCCAAGCGCCACCATGAAGCCGGCTATCCGCTCCCGTGCAAATGGCTCGGCGTGGCGGACACCTTCGCCTCTCACAAGAACAAGACCCACGACAGTCTCCGCGATCCTGGCTGGGCCGGGCTCTGGCATGTTCGTGGGGAAGGGCATACCGCCGAGTTCATCCTTGACGGGACCGTCCTCGTGTCGCTTCGCCTCTTTGGCGTGGAGGACCAGTCCGGGATGGACCGGCTGCGCGCGGAGTCCCACGGCCTCTGGTTCGAAGAGCCCGCCCCTGCCTCAATGTTGGTGCAGTCGTCTGGACTCAGTAGCTCGGCCTGGGGCCTCGGCATGACCTCCTTACGCCTGCCGTCCCACTGTCACCCGGCGATCATGACGCTCAACTACCCGGACGAGGATCACTGGACCTGGCAGCGGTTCGTGGTCCGGCAGCATCCGGGGTCCGCGTACGTCCGCATCCCCCCCGGGGAGCGGGCCAGCGAAGCCCAGCGGGCCGAGTGGCGGGAAGCCTTGCAGGATCGCCCGGACATGCTGCGCCGACTCCTTGATGGGCAACCGGGCACGATCATGCTGGGTGCGCAGGTGGCCGTCGGGTTCAACGCGGATACACACGTGGTCTACGGCCGGCGCTTGCATCCGAGCCCTGAGTGGGGCCCACTGTGGATTGGGCAAGACGCGGACCACACCTGCGCCACGGTCATCGGCCAGCGGCAAGCGGGGCGCTTCTGCATTCTCGCCGCCCTGGTCAGCGAGCGCGCAGGCATCCGCGAGCACCTGGACGCCACGCTCCTGCCCTGGCTCGCGCAGCACGCACCCTGGGCGATGGGCCGCGGCCGGGACCACGAGGCAATCCGCGTCCACTACGATCCCGCCTTGGACACCGACGAGCAGACGAGCATCGAAGCCAACGCGCTCCGCGTGATGCGCGCCATGCTGCCGGGCGTGTACCGGCCGGGGCCCGTGTCGTGGCCGGGGCGGCGTGATCCCATGCTCTCCGTGCTCAACCGGCTGGCGCAGGGGACGGCCGTGCTCCAGCTCGACCCCGAAGAGTGCGTGGGCCTCATCAAGGCGCTCAACGGGGGCTGGTACTACCCGACGGGCCCGAGTGGAGCTGTTTCCCGCGATCTCCCGAAGAAGCCAAATCATCCCCACGAGGACTACGGGGACGCCTTCTGCTACCTGATCGAAGGCATGGCACCCACGCGGGATCACACGGCGCCGCCGCGGCGTCTGACCGTCAAGCAGACCTACAATATTTTAGATCATGGGCGCGAGCGTCGGCCGTTTGTGCGGACCGCATGACCGTGCCGTGTCCTCACCCGACCGCATGGGTGGTCAAGACACGACTGGGTGGCACCGTCTGCCTAGCCTGTGGCGAAGATAATCCGGTGTCTGACGTGCACGCCCGGCGCGCTCCACGCGCGGACAAGGGGGAGTAAGCCATGGTCATCCGCAAGAAGTGCACCGTCACCGCCGAGAGCCCGACATCCAAGACGCTGACGCCCAACCTGACGGCAGCCGGTGCAGGCCGCTCGGGGGGCAATCCCATCAGCACCATTGTCGTGAACACGCCCGACACTCCGGGGGCGTTCTGGGGTGGGTCGGGGCGCTACGAAGTGATCTTCAGGAGGCTGTGAATGGGCGAGAGCCTCGCGCGCCGCTGGCGGTGGCTGGGCACCTACTACGCCTGGCGCACCCGGGGGCGCGATACCGTGCAGACCGTCGAGCCCTGGATCAAGATCGCTATGGGGGGCGCGTTTCTCTCGGGCTACCGCAATCTCGGCACGCTGCCGTGGTGGGAAGCCTTGGCGATTGGCGGCGGTATCCTCGTGGCGGCCGAGATCGCCATGGTGTGCTTGGGCGCCTTCGACTTTCGGAACGGGGTGATCCATCGGCAGACGCAGCTCAACAATGAACAAGATCCGTGGAAAATGGAGACGCTGGAGATTCTGCGGCGGCTCGATAGGCGCGAGGCGACGAGGGCACACAACATGAACTGGAACAACCAGATCTACGAGACCTCTCCATGAAGCCCGTCCTTCATCGCGTCCGTCTCGTGACCCCCTCTCGGACAGACCCGCACGAGCCGCATGAGTGGCCCGACTGGCTGGTGGGCGTCGTCCTGATTGTCCTGCTGGCCGTCTCGGCTGGCACGATGGCCATCATCCTCGCCGTGACCTGGCGCGCGCTCGGGAGGCTCCTCCATGTCGGATAGGATTCTGCTCGTCGAAGATACGCCGCTCCGCCGCGATTGGTTCTTCGATCAGTACGGCACGGAGCAGATCGACTGGACGGATGACCCGGAGGTGGCCATCGCCCACTTGCAGGCGCGGTCCTACGGGACGCTGCATCTCGACCACGACTTGGGGCGTCCAGGCTCGGGTCGCGATGTCACGCTCTGGCTGATCGCGCATCCCGAGGTCCAGCCGGCGCTCCGTATCGTGACCCATACGCACAACGGCGTGAGCGGCCCCAAGATCGAACGGGAGTGCCTCGTGGCCGGGCGTCCGTGCGTCTGGAAGCCGTTTGGCAGTTGGGAGCCTGAGGATCTCCGCACCGAAGCCAAGCTCATGCCGGCGGGCCAGTGGGTGCCCGCGACAGCCAGCCAGATGCTCCGGGCGTGGGGCGTGGCCGAGTTGCGCTCGTCGCGAGGAGATCAGGCGCTCCAGGCGGGCCTTGTCTCGGTCCATCTCCTCAGCATGCTCCGCGCGCAGGAGTTCGACGCGATCTCGCCGGATGGCTGGGCCAGCGTGGAAGACGCCATCATCGCCATGCGGGGCCAGCTCGTGTCGAGCCTGCTGCATCTCGACCTGCACTGGTACGAGCACGAGCTGGATCTGGCGGGGGTCACTGCGCTGCGCTTCTTCAACCTGCCCGAGTGGCAGGCCAAGTGGCCGAGTCAGAGGCTGGTGGACTTGGCGGGCGAGCGCGATCCCGGTCGCACGGAGCCGGAGTGGCATGGCTTCGAGACGCCCATCGAGCGACCCATCGCCGTCGGCCGCACGCTGCATGGCCCGTTCTGCCTCGTCGAAGGTTACACGCGGGTCTGCACGTGGCTCCGGGACAGGAGGACGGGCTGGTTGTGTGAGGACAGCCTGCCCTTCCTCATCGGCATCTCACCGCGCATTGAACAGTGGGCGCATCCGCGGGGACACCGCTGGTGGCCCGTCAAGGAGGGAGACTGATGTCTCCGGCTCTGTCCAAGTCGCAGCAGCGCCTCATGATGGCCGCCGAGCACGGGGCCACCTTCCCCAAGGCGAAGGCGCTCCGCAAGTCCATGACGAAGCGGCAGCTGCACGACTACGCCGCCGGGTCTATGCACGGCAAGCCGGAGCGCGTCACGCCGAAGATGGCGGGCGTGCGGAAGGGAGACAAGTGATGGCTTCTGGTGTTGGACAAGCACTCGCTCAGAACCCGGTGAATGTGCCACCGCTTGAGACGATCACGACTCGTTTGGCGCATCTCTTGGGCGTGGTTCGCCAGTGTCATCTCGAACTCGACGTCATCGGCGAGCGGGTTCATGGACCTGTGCCACAGGACTTAGCGAAGCTGACTGAGCCGATTGGTATGCATGGGCTCACGCTAGAGATGGGCAACGCCCTTCAGAAGCTTCAAGAACGACTGTCGGATCTCGGAAGGGCTTTGTGATGGGCTCACTCTTCGGGGGTGGAGGCTCGCCCAGTCCGCCCCCTCCGCCGCCTCCGCCGCCCGTGGACAACACGGAAGCGCAGGCTGCGGCGGCCAAGGCGGCAGCGGCGCTCAAGAAGCGGCGGGGGCGCGCCTCAACGATCCTCGCCGGCGGCACGGAACAGACCGGCACCGGGGGCAGTCCCACCGGGCGCCGCACCCTTGGAGGGACATGATGCTTGAGAGTAAAGCGGCAATCTTCGACAACCCCCTGGCTGATCCGCCGGAGTTCAAGGTGACCGGGCGGGAAGCGCACACCCCGCGCATCTGTGAGGACGGCAAGGACGGGCACCTCGTCAAGGTGAAGCTCTGGCCGCCCAAGCAGCGGTACGCCGCGACGAAGCGCATGCCGAGCATCCCCGGCGCCTGCGAGAAGTGCGGCGCGCACGTGATCGTCTACGAGCAGATCCAGCCGGGGCTGACGGTCCTCCTGCCCGACGGCAAGCGGCTCCGCGGTGAGGGGCCGAAGGCGAGCTAGTGCCCGCTGATCCCGTCGCCATCGTCAAGCGGTACGACACGCTCAAGACCCGGCGCGAGAACTTCATTCCGCTCTGGGACGAGTGCGCGGAGTTCATCGTGCCGCATCGCGGGTCCATCCTGAACCGGCAGCAGAACGCCGTGACGCCGGGCCAGCGGCAGACCACGCGGCTCTTTGATGCCACGGGGGCCGAGTCCGCGCACAATCTCGCGGCCAACATGGGCGGCTCGCTGACGTCCCAAGCCGCGCCGTGGTTCCATCTCAAGACGCGCGATGACCGCGTGAACAAGATCAAGCGCGTCATGGACTGGCTGGAGGACACGGAGCAGCGGCTGTATCTCGGCTACCGCCAGTCGAACTACTACGCCGAGGTCAACGAGGTCTACTTGGATCTCGCGGCCTTCGGGACCGGGTGCATGTTCGTGGGGGAGAAGGAGCCGGACGATCCCGAGGAACCCTTCGGTGGCTTCCTCTTCCGCGCGCATCCGGTCGGCGCCTATGTCATTGCCGAGGGGCCGGATGGCGTGGTCGAGACGATCATGCGTGAGGAGCAGATGACGGCGCGCGCCTGCGCCATCCTCTGGCCGGGCCACCTCGGCGAGGTGCTGCAAGGTCTGGCCGAGACGAAGCCCGACGAGCTGGTCACGATCCTGCACGCGGTCTATCCGCGCACGGACGCCGACCCGAGCAAGTACGCCGCCACCAACATGGCGTGGGCGTCCTGCTATGTGGACCTGGCCCGCAAGCGGATCATCGACGAGGGCGGGTTCAAGGACTTTCGCTACGTCGTCCCCCGGTGGGAGAAAACCTCCGGCGAGGTCTATGGGCGCGGCCCGGGGATGCTCGCGCTCCCCGATATCCGTTCTCTCAACCGGGCCGATGAGATGGTGCTGGACGCTGGCGCCATGGCGATCCGGCCGCCCAAGACGATCCTGGCCGATGGGGTGTTGGGTGAGATCGACGAGACGCCGGGCGGGTACACCGTGATCGAAGTCCCGAACGCGATTCAGCCGATGAACCTCGGCGCCAAGTTCGACGTCGCGCAGATTCTCAACGAGGACCGTCGGCAGCGGGTGCGCCGCATCTTTTTCTGGGAGCAGTTGCAGCTGCCGACCGGCAAGACCATGACGGCCACCGAGGTCGAGCGCCGCTGGGACACGATGCGCCGCATCCTCGGGCCCACGCTCGGGCGGCTGGAGTCCGAGTTCCTCAACAAGATCATCGGGCTGACCTTCGCCATGATGCTGCGCCGTGGCGCCTTTACCCAGCCGCCACCGGAACTGGCGGGGCAGGATCTCGACATCGAATACGAGGGGCCCCTGGCGCGGAGCCAGAAGTCCTCGCGGCTCTCGGCGCTGGAGCAGTCCATCCAACTCCTGACGCCCCTGCTCCCCGACCCGGAAGTCATGGCCAAGACGAAGGAGAACCTCGACCTCGACGCCATGATCCGGGACGTGTTCCTGACCTCCGGCGCGCCGTCGGAATGGCTCACGGACACGGAGCAGCGCGATCAGGTCCGCGCCCAGCGGATGCAGAAGGAAGCCGTCATGCAGGCGCTCGCCGCCGCCCAACAGGCTGCGGACGCCGCAGGCAAGGCGGCGCCCATGCTCAAGACGCTCAGTGAGAGCGCGGCGCAGCAGCAGCCGCAAGAGGCGGCGGCATGACGCCCGACGAGACCAAGGCCAAGCTGAAGGAGATCCTGGATCGCCGCGCCAGCGCCTATCGGATGCTCGTGCAGACCAGCGGCTGGGCCGACGTGCTCCAGGAGATGCTGGCCTACGCCGAGCGCGCGGGCGATCCGGCCGTGCGTTGCGGGCGCCTCGACATGGTGGCCCACATCATCCGCGCGGCTGATACCGCCGGGAACATGCTCACACCCCACGAGGTGACCAATGCCTGATCCTGTGGTCGTTGAGGCACCGCCAGTCGTCGAGACGCCCCCAGCCGGGACGCCGGACTGGCGCGAAGGCTTGCCCGAGGAGCTGCGCGCCGAGCCCTCCTTCAAGGACGTGCCGGACGTGCCGACCCTCGCCAAGCGGTTCATCGACACCAAGAAGATGGTCGGGGGCTCGCTCAAGGTGCCGAAGGACGGCGCCCCGCCGGAGGAGGTCAACGCCTTCTACACGGCGTTGGGGCGGCCCGCGAGCGTGGACAAGTACACCGCCCGCCCGCCGGCCTTCCCCGAGGACTCCGGGCTCGCGCTGGATGAGGAGGGCTTCAAGGGCTTCCTGGGTGCCGCGCACAGTGCCGGGATCACCGACAAGCAGGCGCAGGCCATCCTGGACTGGTACGGCGGCTACACGGTCAGCGAAGGGGATCGCATCACGCAGTTCATCGCGGAGGCGCGGAAGGGCGCCGAGACGAGTCTCAAGCAGGAGTGGGGCGCCCAGTACGGGCGGAATGTCGCCCTGGCCCGACAGACGGTGCGCGATCTCTTCAGCGACGATCCCGAACTGGCCGAAGCGGTCGAAGGCAGGGGCAATAACCTCGCGCTCATGAAGGGCTTGGTGCGGATCGGCGAGCGGATGATGGAGCACGGCGAGATCACCACCGAGGTGCCGCCGGGCCAGTCCATCGAAGCCATGCAGGCCGAGGTGACGAAGCTCCGCAGCGAGATGGAGACCAAGCCCGGCGACGATGCGCTCAGCGAGCGGTATCTCGCGGCCATCCGCCGCGTGTTGAAGGCGGGGGGCACCGTCCCCACCGCGTAGCAGGGCGAGCAGCACAGCACCGGATTCCGCCGCAAGGCGCCCGGTGGCGCTGGGGAAAGACCCAGCGAGGGACACGCCGCGTGAGGCGTGAGAGGGGCCCGGATCGGCCGGATTCCTCCTCGAACCGCAGTGGCCGTTCGCACTGAGAGTACGAGGAGATACGGATCATGGCCGAGACGGTGGACATTGCCTTCGTCCACGCCTACACCGCCGAGATCACCCGCCAGTATGCCGCCATCGACGACAAGGTGCGGCAGGCCGTCCGGGTGAAGTCTGGCGTCAAGGGCAAGACGTACCACTTCGAGCGGCTGGCCGACGACGCGGATTTCGCGTCCATCACCAGCCGACACCAGCCGACGCACATCATGAACGCGACGCATTCCAGGCGGCGCGTTACCTTCACCGACAAGGGCGGGGCGTATGTCCTCGACCGCCACGATGAAGTCAAGATGCTCATCCAGCCGAAGAACGACTACGCGGTCAACCACGCGCACGCCTGGGCGCGGTTCATCAATTCGGCCGTGTTCACGGCCGCGCTCGGCAGCTCGACCGCGGTCATTGCGGATGACACGACTGCCTCCGTGGCGATCGGGTCGGGTCAGCAGATCGCGGCGGGCGGGGTCGGGCTCACCTTCGAGAAGGTGCTGCAAGCCGCGCGCATCCTCAACGAGAACAACGTGCCCAAGGCCGATCGGTACTTCGCGATCAGCCCGCAGGGGCTGGAGGATCTGCTGTCCGAGACGGAAGTCACGTCGTCCGACTTTACCCAGCTCATGGCGCTCAAGTCCGGCACCTTGCAGGGGCCCTTCTTGGGCTTCACCTGGATCGAGACGACGCAGCTCGCGCTGGCGTCCACCACGCGCTCGTGCATCGCGTGGCACAAGGCGGCGATGGGCCTCGTGATCCCGATGGAGTTGGAGGTGCACATCACCCAGCGGGACGACCTCAACAACGCCTGGCAGGCCAACGCGCTCCTGTCGGCGGGCTCGACGCGCGTCATGGAGGAGGGTGTGGTCCAGGTCGATATAACGGAAAGCTAAGAAAATCAATGACTTCCATTGATATCGCATGGGCGGCCGGGTTTATCGAGGGAGAGGGATGTTTCCAATCTCGCGGGGCAGCGGCACAAATTGTCGTGTCGCAAGTCCAACTCGAACCGCTCGTGCGATTGCAACGGATCTTTGGGGGTCATATCGCGCGCTACGAGCACCAGAACAAGAACCACAGCCCGTTTCATCGCTGGCACGTTTCCAACATCCACGCCCGCAGCATCATGATGACGATCTTCGCGCTCATGTCGCCACGTCGCCGGCAGCAGATCGCAAAAGCGCTGGCGCCGTGGCGTTCGACCCAGGTGGCCGCAAAGCATCGCACGCAGTGTCCCCTCGGGCATCCCTATGACGAGGCCAATACCTACATGAATTCCAACGGCAGTCGCCGCTGTCGCATCTGCGCGAGCGCTAGCGCGCGACGTGCCTACCTTCACAGGAGGGATCGTTAGATGGCATCAGGCAGCAGCACCGTCAAGAGTCGGGAGATCACGCTGCTCGACAGCACGCCCGCCCGGTTGCCGAGTTCGGCACTGTTCGGCGGGCCAAGCAAGTTCGCCACCTACACGGCCGCCGCACTCGCCGCGGGGGCGCTCATCAAGATGGTGCGCCTCACGCCGGGCGATGTGGTGCACGGTGGCGAGCTGTACTGGGAAGCGATGGGCGCCTCCACAGCGATCACCGTGGGGACCACCGATCTCACCAACCGCTTCATGACCGTCTGCCCAACGGTGACCGGCAAGGCGCAAGGCGGGTCCGTCTCGCCGCAGGGCAGTAACGCCGGCACCGGGCGCTTCAACGTCATGGGCACGCTCGGGCAGGAAGGCATCGGCTACGAGGCCACGAGCGAGACCGATATCCTCATCGCCTGCAACGACCAGGAGTTCTCCGGCCGATTCGTGTTGGTGGTGCAGATCGGCCGGCCAGGCGGCATCTAGCGCGTTCACGTCCACAGCGGGCGGCGGCTCGGGGCACCCTGGGCCGCCGCAGAAGGAGTCAGGATGGCGACCGTCAGTCCGAGCAAGGTCAACACGCCGCTGGGGGAGCGGACCGTCCGTATCTTCAAGTGGACCGGCCTCAACGCGGGTGACACAATCGAGCCCGCCATCGTGGCCGGGTACAGCGACAAGACGATCTACTTTCTCAAGTCGGGGGCCTTCGGCGGCAACGTTGGTGTGGAAGGTTCGCCTGATCCCGACGATGCCGCCGCCTCCGTCACGCTCAGCGATCCGCAAGGCAACGCGATCAGCGGCAAGACCTCAAGCGGCGCCCACACGATCCTCCAACAGGCATACCAACTCCGCCCGACGGTCGCCGCTGGGGTTACGGCGGTGGACGTATGGCTCATCCTCAACAGTACCAAGTAAGCGAAAGGAGCCACGGCATGGCCGACGAGACGATGGATGTAGGCACGGCGCTCGATCTGGCGCGGGCGCTTGTGAACAAGTTTGCGCGCCCGTTGCTGCGCTTGGAGGAGATCTTGGAGGTGGCCGCCGAGGCGACGGCGGGACTGCCCGCGGTGGAGCAGCGGGTGGCCGCCTTGACGGCGGAGCACAGCCATCTCCTGGACGCCGTGGCGCAGGCCCGACTCCGTGCGGATGGGGCCACCGAGGAATCAGCCCGGATCGTGGCCGCGGCGAAGCAGGAGCAAGACGCGATCGCTGTGGAGGTGGCGCGGGGACGGCAGCAGGCGGACACGGACATGGCGGCTGCGCGGCAGCGGGCCGCCGAGGCTGGGCGTGCGCTGGGGCTCGTGCACGAGCAGGCCGAAGCCACTTTGGCGGCGCAGCTCGCCGACAAGCAGCGCCAGGTTGCCGCCCTTGAGGCCCGGCTGGCGAGTCTCAAGGCGCAGGCGGAGGGGGCGGTGCGGGAGCTGGCGGGAACATAAATGACCACCGTCGGTGCGTCCAACGGCATCAAGGCGTGGATCGAACGCGCGACGCTCATCATTGAGGTCGCAGGGAAGATCAGTGGCGGCAGCCTCGCGACGATCCTGCTCGGCGTGATCGCAGCGAGCTACTTTGGGTGGATTCACAGCCCCTTTGCGGCTCTCCCGCAGGCGCTGACGGAGCATGACCAGCGCGTCGCGAAAGTTGTGGAGGCACGCGCGCAGACGGATAAGACGCTCGCGCTGGTGCTGTCGGCACTCCAAGGCGAACTCACAAAGATGAATCGCGTCCAGCAAATCCGCACGTGCGCTGAGATCGCCAACCTGTCTCTCCGCGAGATGTGCTTACGGTAGGCCATGACAAGGAGCGATGCCATGGGGCAGGCGATCTTCCTGGTGGTGGTCTTAGCCCTCACGGGCTGTTCTCTTGCTCCTTCTGACAAGGTGCTGGAAGCCCTCGGCAAGAGTGAGCGGTCGTGGTGCATCTCGATCTCGTCGATCTACGGGGTCGTGCGCATGGGGGGCTCCGGCATCCAGGGAGGCACGATGACGTGTACACAGGAAGGACTCGCCGTGAAGGACGACGCCGGGCGAGTCGAACTCCCGCCGCGATGACCCGGGCGGAGTTCGCGGAAGCCGCCGCGACGTTTTGCGCTCTCACGGGGGCCAGTGTGACCTCCTGGACGCGGACGCTACGCCACAACACGGCCGTGGGTGGCGTCACGCACTCCGCGCATCTGTTTGGCCTCGCGGTGGACGTGGTGTATGACACGCCACAAGCCTTGCCGCTCACGATGGAGCGCGCGCGACGACTGGGGCTCAAGCTTATTCGGGAAGGGGACCACGATCATGTGCAGCCCGCCACCTGGACGGCGGGCTAGACGATGATCGCGAGCGTACCGCTGACGGTCGAGGGCACGATCTTTGAGAAGCAGTTCGCGTGGACGATCCTTGCCCTCACGGATCTCAGCGAGGGCGGGTATCTCCAGATCCGCTGGCACGGGCGGCTCACGCCGACGAATGCCATGACACAGTGGCGAGTGCGTGTCCGCTGGCGGGGCCATCAACATACCGCGATCGGCCCCGTGGATACGGGCACCCGGTCGGAGGCCCTGCTGCTGGCGTGTCACCAGGCGCTCCGCTGGCTCCAGCACGAGGCCGCCACCGTGCGATTGACAGGAGGGTAACTCCCCATGCTGCTCTTTCCGTCACTCCACTTACGAACAGGACGACCACCGGTCCTCCGTCGTGGGAAGGAGTCGCCGCGTCCGGTTGGCCTCTCAGGTGGGCGTCACCTGACATGGGGAGTGTTGTTGCTGCTCGCCGCGTTGACGGTCCCGGCCTCCGCGCAGACGCCCGCGGGCGTGTCCTGTCCTGTGTCGTGGTCGCTCAAGGAGTACAACGTCTACCTGGCGACCAGCCCCACCGATCCCGGCTTGAAGGTGGCCACGGTGCCCGCCGGAGTCGGACCCGCTGCGACCTGGTCGTGGCCGTGTCCCACGACACCTGGGCAGTATTATCTCCGCGTCGTGGCCGTCAATCTGTTGGGCGTTGAAGGTACGTCGTCTCCTCTGGTCACCTTCGTCATTCTTCCGCCCACGCCTCCGCCACCTCTTCCCCCGCCGCCACCACCACCGACGACCTCGCTGCCCTCGGTCTGGACACGGTGCGCGGTCGAAAACGGCGTGTGCGCGTTTCAGGGGACGGCGGCCGTGCGGTACGGAGCCAACACCGTCTACGTGCAGAAAACGTTGACCAATGGCACCCCCTGCACCAATGCCGTGTTTGGCGATCCGATGTTCGGCGTGTTCAAGTCCTGCGACTACATTGATCCCGCCGCGCTCGTCGGGAACCCAGGCTCGTGACATACGTCATTTCCCGCGACGGGATCTAATGGCGCTCAGCCTCGGCGTCACCGCCGTCGCGTCCGCCAGTGCGGTATCGGTCACAACGCCCTCGCGGACCACGACCGCCGGCAGCACGATCGTCCTGTGCGGCGACTGGAATGCGGGCGGTCCGTTCGTCTCGTTCACGGACTCCAAAGGGAACACTTGGACTCCGATCGAAACGGAACTCGGGTCGAGTCCAGTCACCCGCATGTATTACGCGACGAATATCATTGGCGGCACGGGACACACCTTCACGCTGAATATCACGAGTGCCGGTCAGCCGTCCATCTGGATGGTCGAGATTCTGAGTGATCGGACCATGGTGATCCTCGATCTTGGCGCGCGGCAGACGGATGCCGCCTCGCCCTTCGATTCCCCTGGGATCTTGACCACGGCCGCGAATGCGTTCCTCGTGGGATTCATCGGCGGGAACTCCGCGTCGAATCCGGCCACGCACACGGCGGGCGCGAGCTTCACGCTCCTGGATCAAGTCACGAACGGCGCGTCCTTCTGGCCCGGAGCGACAGCCTATCGCCTGGTCACGGCCACGGGCACATACAACAGCAGCTTCACCGAAAGCGGCGCCAGCAGCGCCAGGGTGTGGATTGCAGCGTTCAAGGAAGCCCAGGGTCTGATCGAATTCGTGAATAAAGGGAGCGCCAAAACGCCTGACTTGGGGACTGGCACGAGCGTTGCCATCACGATCCCAGCCACGGTGGCGGGCAGTGATCTCGTCGTGAAGGTCGCGATTGGCGATGCGACCGCTCCGACGAGCGTGACGGGGATCACGGCCACGGGGGCGAGCTTCAGCTTCGTCGCGGCGATCACGAACGGCACGGTGCGTGTCGAGTCGTGGATCGCTCGCGGGGTCGCGGCGGGCATTACCACGGTCACCGTGACGGTCGCCGCCGCCCAGGCATGGGGAGCCATCTGCGGTGAGTATGCCAATCCCCAGAGCGTGGGCATCAATGCAACGGCCAGCGGCACCTCGGCGAATCCCACAGTCAGCCTCACGACCCAGGACAGCAACAATCGACTCGTCGCGGGGCTGGCGAATCAAGGGTTGGGGACGGGCGCGTACACGGCCGCCAGTGCGGGCACCCTCCGTGGGGTGGACTATGTCCTTGGCCCCGTGATGGATGTCCCCTTCGGCCTGATCGACCGACTTGCCCCCACGGCGGCGTCGATCGCGGCCACCATGACGCACGCGCAGACGCCAGAGGACTGGGCAGCGGTGGCGGTGGAACTGCGGAGCGTCGTCGCAGGGACGCCGATCACGATCCCGCGGGCTGGGGCGTATGCGTGAACGGAGTTACAACGAAAGCGAGGAACTGACGATGGCAACGATGACTCTGACGAAGTTCACAAAGAACGGTGACGGCTCGGTCTCACTGACGTATGCTTTCAACGGCAGTCCGCCGATCTACGGTTTGACCTTCCCGTCACTGGAAGATGTAGAGACCTTCCTTGATCCGACGCTCAAGCCCGAGGCAACCACGGTGCTGCAAATGTTGCTGGCATGGTGGGCGGCCCGGAGTCCGGGGTTCACGAATACGAATCTCATTGTAGGCAAGACGTTCACGGTGGACTTCAGCGACCCGGCGCCGCTCAAGGTGCAATAAATGCACCTGATTGGCCGGTGGGAGAAAGTCCGGGGTCTCGCCGCGACGGGCGAGGTTGGCGTGCCGTACTTTCTCGACCGGAAGTGGGGTCGCTTGCTCCCGACGGGCAATGAGGAATGGTGGCGCTCGCCGGAGGGACTCTGGATACCCGCGATCCATGGGGGCGCGTGGTCCGGCGCGACATTCGCTCCCCAAGTGGCCGTCGGTGATTACTTCAGTACCTCGGCGCCGTCGCAATTAACACTTGCGCTCAGTTCGGCCTATACGTTCAACTCGGCCGGGGCCGGGATGGGGCAGCGAGTGATGGGCCTCGGCAAGACCCTCGCAAAGATTTACTTCTACCTCACAGCGTCGGCGGGCACGGCAGTGAATGTCAACGATATCAATTTTGAATTACGGAACGCGACGGCCACCACCGTGTTGCCGAGTACGACCTTACACACGTCGGGGTCCATGGACCCGAACGGGGATGCGACCTTCATCGGCTGGCACCAGATCAATCCGGCGGACTTCGCCATGGTGGCGGGCACCTACTACTGGTTCATCATCGCCGATGCGGACGGTGATGTGACCGACTTCGCGACGGTGCTCACGGCCCTCGGCGACACATCTTTTACCGACATGATGCGCCAACTCTACTCGTCGTGGACGACGGCCAACGGATTCATCGCCGACGCCATTGTGTCCTCGGCCTACGCCCATGTGATTGAGTACACCGACGGGACGGTGAGCGGACGCGGGCTCGGCACCTCTGCCGCTCCGAGCAGCACGACGAACCGCAAGGGCCTACGGGTGGATGCGTTCACCGAGCAGATCAAGATCTACGGGGCACAATTCTCGAGCGGAGCATCGACGCTCGCTGGATTTGAAGTGTATCTCGATGACGGAACGGTGCCGGGTGGCACGACGCAGGCCAGCAGCACATCCATTCTCTTCACGCGCACGGGCGGGAGAGTAGGCGCCTATCTGACCAGCCCCTACACCATCCCGAAGGCGACGGCCCTTCGGTTTGTGTTCACGTTCTCGGCTGGTGCGATCGCTCCGCAAGCCTTGCAGGTCGGGAACGCTAATGGTCATGGCACGATTCTGAACGCCGCGCGCTTCGGCGGCGCCGGTTGGTACTACGCGGAAGCGAACGGCACAACAGACTGGACGAACGATGTCACCACGTCCGTTCCCCAGATGCAACTGCTCCTTGACGATCAGGTCGCGATTGCGGCCGGTGGCGGTGGCCTCCGACTCGCAGGGCATGGAGGACTCGCTGCATGAGAGACATCACCCTCGGCGAGACGTTCTATCATTTCTTTACCACACGAGCCTTCGCGACAGGCATCCCGACGACGCTGGCGGGCACGCCGGTCTTGTCCGTCCTCGAAGAGAACAACGCCACGCCCATCACGGCGGGCGTGAGCGTGCAGGTCGATCGCGCGACTGTCGTGGGTATGAACCAGGCCACGATCGTCGCGACAGGCGGGAACGGCTATGAGGTGGGGAAGAGTTACGCCATCTACATCTCGACCGGCACGGTCGGGGGCGTGTCCGTCGTGGGCGAGGTGGTGGGCGAGTTCACGATCCAAGCGTCGGCGGCGGCGGTGGACCTGGCCAACGCGACCGATGGACTGTCG